GAGAACGATAAGGCTGCTCTTGACGCGTTTGCAAATGGCGTGGAATCAGGAGAGATACTAGGTTCCGATGAATCTTTTTATTCAGCGGGAACACCTAGAATTACATTTGAGGAGGTTGATAGAAATGTCACTACAACAACTGGTGTCGAAAAAACTTCAGTTGGAGTCCAAATGGGCCAACAAAGCGTTGGAACAGGGTAGAGTAACAACTGATATGAAGTGGATGGACATTGAAATAAAAAACCTGAAGAAAAAGATTCATGAAGAAAGCGATGATGAATCTAAAAAAGGTTTGTTCGATATAGCTAGTTAAAACTAGCTTTTTAATTTTTTTTCATTTATATGTAGGCTTAGTACGCCCTAAATGTATGTTTGAAATAAATGAATTAAATTTAACTGAAGTTCATGATTTTGTTTTTTACATGAATGACTTCTATAAAAATCCGGATGAAATTATTAACTCTTTAAATTTAAATGCGCCTTCTATTCATAAATGGAATACAAAAAATTCTAAGAACACAATTGATTTTATTGATTGTCGTCACAATCTACAAAGTGATGACTTTAAAAAAACGGAAATAGAATTATATAAATTTTTTAAAAGAGATCCCGCTAAGGCTAAAGGACAGGTTACAACTAACTACTTAAAGTTTATTGAAAAACCTCCTTATGAAAATAACTACTGGTGGCCTCATGTAGATGATTGTCTATATAATTGTATAGTTTATTTAAACAAAAATGGTTGTGATGGAACTAATCTTTATAATCAATATAAAGAAAATATATATGATGAACATGTAAACCCTTGGGTTCCTAAAGAAAATTATGAATTACTTTTTAATATTACTTCTAAGTATAATAGGTTAGTTGTTTTTCCTTCCAATATATATCATGGATTAGCATGTAATAATGAAAAGTTTTTATCTAAGTTTAGAAAAAATCAGATTATCTTTATTTCTTAAAAAGAATATTATTGTCGCATCTATAATAGAACACCCTAAATTTTTAATCGTCTAGAAGTTAATAAAATATTTTTTTTAAAAAAAATAAAAATCTTAATATGTTATAATAGGGAAATATAAAAAAGGAGAGCAAATGACACATGAATGGAGACACCCTAAATATTATAAAGAACTACGTAAAAAATATTTGGAAGAAAAGTCTAAAGACCAGACTCACGAAGAGCCTGAAGATCAATCGCAGCCGGAGGACACACAGGACAATCAGTAGTTACCTTACGAGTTTCAGAAGTATCATACCAGGTTTCAATTTTACCTGTACCATTACATCTTTTGCAACTATTCTTTTGCTTCACCCCAGCTCCTTCCCAGTGCAACGTCGACTTTGAAGGGGACTTTGAGATCTTCGATCGCATTTTCCATCACCTCCTTAACTTTTAGTATATCATTTTCTTGGTTAATCGAAAAGCATAATTCATCATGAATTTGTAGTAGGGGTTGAAAGCCTTGTTTATGGCATTCAATCATGGCTTGTTTAGTTTGATCTGCAGCAGACCCTTGTATTAATCTATTTAAAGCTTTGTAAGTAAAAGCTCTTCTAATATTATTTCCATAAATAGCTTTAGCTTCTTCATATTTCATTGCTTTGTTCATTCCAAAAGTTGATGGTTCCCACATATTAAATCTACACTTACGTCCTTTTATTGTTCTAATAAATCCATATTTAGAAGCACTGTTGGTAACTGATTCAGCTAATCTTTTTACAAAGGGAACTCTAGAATGATATTTACCTAATAAATTTTCAGCATCATCTTTGGATATACCAAGTTCTCTTGCTAGTTTTGCTTTTCCCATTCCGTAAAATAATCCTAAATTAATTGTCTTAGCATGTGTTCTAGAAATACCTGCCATATCTGCAACTATTTGGTGAAAGTCTGCCGCTTCATTTTTATATGCCTCTATAAATTCATCAGCTCCAGTAAAATTTTCATTTACACTAGCAGCATAGTGAGCCACCAGGCGGGGTTCTTGTTGTGAATAATCAAAGCTTCCCCATTGTTTTCCTTCTTCAGGTAAGAATAAACTTCTAATTTTATCTCCGAATTCTTTATTTCGTGCAGGAATTTGCTGTAGATTTGGATTAGCATAACTCAATCTTCCTGAAACAGTTCCTCCTTGGTCAGATCTAAGTTGATTAATTTCAGAATGTATTCGACCTTTATGTACATATCGTTGTACTGAATCTATAAATGTTGAATGAAATTTATTTATTTCTCTAGCTTCCCTTATTAGTTGAGCCACCGGGTGTGAGCAGTTAACTAACCAATTTTGAGTAAAACTTGGTTCTCCGGTTTTCGGTGTCCTTGGATATTCTACACCTATTCTATCAAAAACTTGCGCTACGGATCGAGCTGCCCAGATATCTACGTTAAGGGTGGTCTGAGATTTTATTTTAAATAAAACCTCAGACTCTTTTTGTTTAAACTCCTTTTTTAGCATAGCAGCTTTCTCTTCGTCAACTCTTATTCCTCTCCTACGCATTTCAATTAATACGGGTAAAAGCTCCATTTCCATTTCCCAAACATCATGTAAGCTTTGTTTACTAATCTCAGTTTTTAAATGCTGCCATAATTTTAATGTTAGACCTGCATCTTGTTCAGCATAAAAGCCAACGTAACCTGCTGGTAATCTCCATAAGTCTTGTTTAGCATCTAATCCCCACTCTTTAGCTTTTTCTAATAAAAAGGTTTCATTTTTTAATTCACCTAAATAATCTTTAGCGCAGGCATTTAAACTAAAACTATATCTATTCTCATCTACAATTGCGGCAGCAATCATAGTGTCAATTATTTTACCTCTAATTTCAAATCCATTCATAAGTAACCATCCAACATCGTAAGATGCATTATGAAAAATTTTAGTTGCTGGTGTCTTAAGTACATCACGCATCCACGCAGTAGTTACTGCTAAATCCATATTACCACCCGCGTCATGAGTAATTGGAAAATACCATTGCTGATCAAACGCAGCTACCGCAAAACCAACTATCCGTCCATCAAAGGTAGCCCATCCCGATCCTTTAGTTTTAAGATTAGGATCTTTAGTCTCTAAGTCGATTGCTATTTCTTTTGCTTGAGATAAATCAGGATATTCACTAGGACATACCCAATCACTATCATTGTATATAAAATTTAATTGATGAGTCATTTTCTTTTACTATGTTTGTCATCTTTTAATTTTAAAATTTCCAGTTGGCAGTAATGTATTATTTTTTCTAAATCTTCAATTTTATTTTTAAATAAATATCTGCATACATATTTCACAACGTTTCCTTGAAAAAACGAAAGATTATTTTTAGATATAAATTCATAAGGTTGAATTTTAAAGTTTTTGTAGTGAGATCCGCCTACTTGTTTATCTTGTGGGAATGCATCTTCAAAAAGATCTTTATTTGTCATACTTAGAATGTATAATAATTAAAATTTATAACAACTCTTATTTTTTGATCAGTGCAACTCACTCCTCTATGTTCAAGGTTAGAATCGAATTCAACTAATCTATTTCCAATTGAGTAAACTTTTTCTCCACTTTTAAATTCCGTGTAGCCGTTGTTCGTATTAACAAAAAAAATAGCAGTTTTATTATTTTTAAAATCACTATGAAAACTATGTTTTTCTGGCTCAACTGTTTGAGTAAGTAAATTAGCTTTAACTCTTGTAATAGATTTTATATTTAATCTTTTTCTAAAGGGTTCAATTACATAATTATAAATTTCAGAAGTAGGATGACAATCTACAAATAATGAATGACAAAATTGAAAATGTTTAGGATCACGAGGTTCAAAATGTGCTAAATCATTGTACTGCCAGTAGATCTCAGGACCTAAAAATATTTTTTGTATAGCTGCAAACTCTTCTTTAGTTAAAAAATTATCTTTTACAATCATCTATAGTGTGTCTAAAAATTTTAATTTTTCGTTTGCTTCAGTTATTTTTGTAATTTGTTTATCTATTTCTTGTATATGTTGAGCATGCTCTCCTACACCAACCGGTTGTTGAATGTAAATTTTTATAAGAGCCTCGGCTTCTGATATTTGTGCATTATATTTATCTTCTAATGCTTGTAAAATTACTCGTTTAAATTCACTTTCCATAATTTGCCTCATATAAGTTATAATATTTTCCTAGTGGAAAATAATATTGGTGATAGGTGCTTAACAAATGCAAAGTCTGTTTTGATCTTGTTGCTCCTGTATACCAAACTCTAAGCTCTTTTACCTTTTCTTTAAGGTTTTTTCTATCATAATGTGAAGGAAAATTGCATTTACTTGCTAATACTACATTATCTGCTTCTCCCCCTTTTACTTGATGAATTGTATCAATAATGATTTTTGGGGGTTGTTTTAGATCAACTCCCTCGTGCATTAATTTCTCAAAATATTGTTTATCTTTATCTTTAAATTTTCGCTTAAATGCTTGATACCATGAAGTTTTTTCATCACGCATCCCACACTGTAAATGTAGCTCATCGAAGTTAAATACTTGATTAGGATGGGCAAAGCTCCACTTTTTACTATCATGTGTTCTGAAACCATGATCAATATTTAATAAATATTCATACATAATACATGCTTCTTCGCGTGTGATTGATCCTCCCTCACAAATTTTATTCCAATACTCTATAGCTAGAAATTGATTCGGATCAAAAGATTTATTATTTTTTACATCTTGGTAATATAATCCCAAATTTTTAGCTTCCTCCTGGAGTTCTTTTTTTACATCATTGATTCGCGCTAAGACCATCCAATCACCTTCTAAATTCCACGGTACTTTTTTTAAAGTATTACATCTATAAATCCTGCCTTCTTTTTGATTAGAATAAAATTCCTTTTTGATTCTATCTTTCTTCATACTTTCTAATAAACATTTAGAAAAAAAATGGATGTTCTTATTTAATCTTACAGATCTTTTTAAAACTAATGCTTTGCCAGGAAACTTTTGAAAAAATACTACATCTGCTCCATTCCATTCATATATTGCTTGGTCATCATCTCCTGCTAAATAAATTCTGTCTACTTGTTTTGCTATTTTAACAACCATATCCCATTGTAGGGGAGTTAAATCTTGAGCCTCATCTACCATTAATACTTTAAAAGGAATTACTAAACCATCAGTAATATATCTGTGCACCATATCTGTAAAATCTAATCTGTCCGGTGTCCGTTGGCCGTTCTCCATTTCCATTGTTTTAAATTTTTCATATCCAGCAATAATGGATTTAAATTGTTGTAACCTAACTGCTTTTCTAGATTGTTGTTTATACAACCATACCGGATCAACCTTCATATTACGTGCTCTGTCATAAATCTGTAAGGACCAATTATTATATACTTTCTGATCGTCCCAAGTATCTTTATAATTTACTTTTACTGTTCCATACTGAGTATGAAAAGTTAATAAATCTGCTTTAGGATCAAGAACAGGAATTTCAGCAAACTGCTGGCGGGCTAAAGAATGTAATGTTCTAAAATATTTAAAAGCATCTTCGTCATATTCTTTAAATCTTTTACGAACTCTAGCTACACATTCATCAACAGCTTTATTTGTAAAAGAAATGTAACAAATTTCATCAGGAGAATAACCTTTTTTTAAATATCGTTGTACACGTTTTAATAAATTTTCTGTTTTACCAGTTCCTGGGGGACCAAAAATCTTAATTGTCTTCCCACGCAGCTTTTGTTTTAGTGAATGTGACATCTTTGTTTTTATGTTCTAGTTGTTTTGGAATACTGACTACCCAATGTCTGCTGTCTATATTTTGAAATTTCTTTTTAGGTTGTGCTCCGCCTTGTTCTAAGAATCTAGTACACTCTTTTTCGTTCCAGTTGTAACCCATTTTTTTCATAAAAGATCTAAATGTTTCTAATTTAAATCTCATTTCAGTTTCATCTTTCCATATATTTCCCGAATCAATTTGATCAAATTCTGTGGTATCTTCTATATCTTCTAAAAACCTAGCCATTCTAGAATTAAATACATCGTCACGTTCTTCACCAGCATCATAACCTTCCATATCTTGTTTATTAGATATTAATTCTTCAAGCCAATCTCTGTAAGGATCTGGGTCTCTTTTTGTAGGTTTTAAAGGTCTCCATACAATATCAAAATTTAAAAGTTGTTCCCCCAGGAGTTGTTGTTGATATAACTGTTTAGTTGATAATCTTATAGCTTTACCTTGAATAGGTAATATCCAATAAGGCTCTGGATATGAATTAACTTTAAGTAATTTACCTACTTCCGGTAGCGCTTCGTTAGCCCCAATACCTAATTTTCTTTTTACACATTCACTCGATACACAATGCATTCTTGCAATAGATGTTTTACATTTATAAGCATAATCTTTATTTTCCACTCCTTTAAATATTGCTTGTAATTCTTTCGGATGAAGTTTTTCTGCACAAACTTTAGTCATCATTTCTCTAGTCCATTCTTCGTACATCACAGGATCGGGATTAATTTTTTTAGCTAAAACTGCAACATTAAACATAGCATCATTTCTACCTTCTCCTTTTTGAACTTTATTTTTCATAAAATTAATTACACATGGAGGGTAATCTTTAGTTTCATCATCTTTAAATATTTTAATTTTTTTAAATTCTGTAGGGGTTACTCTAAATTTTTTTACAAATTCATATAAATCTTCTAATTTAATTGAACTACCGTTGTCATCCATAGCAACTCTAGTAGTCATGTGGGCTTTTTGATAAGGTAGATTTACAAAATTACCTTTTCTTTTGTTATCCCAATCTATT